AAAAAACGAGTTTCAACATCAAAAATAAATAACAAGTTATGCAAAAAGTTTTTACAACAACACACAATCATGCCGAAAGGTTGGGAAATGACTTTATGACAAATCAAGAAAAACAAATGTACTTTGGATTTACAGGCGACTCAGTACATGAGTCAACAACAAGTAAAAAAGAAAGACTAGACAAGATAAGAGAGGATTTGACAGCATCAGAAACAAGACCTTGGCATACTATTCCAACAGACACAGTAAACGCACCAAAGCATTATAAAGGCGATAAAATGGAATGCATTGATGCGATGGCGGCTATGCTTTCGCATGACGAATTTCGTGGATTTCTGCGCGGAAACATTTTTAAGTACATGTGGCGATACAAAGATAAAAATGGGATCGAGGATCTGCGCAAAGCTAACTGGTATTTAGATCGCCTCATTAAGTTTGAGAATTTCTAATGAATGAGTGGATAGCTAAAGATCACCCAGAAACAACCATATTAGCCATGAATAAAGAACGATGCGCTGAGTATATGGAATTGCTAAAATGGCTTGCTGATAATCCAATGGAGCCTATCAGCGTTAGCAATTTAGTATTAAGCAGAAGGGAACGATGAAACCAAAAATACGAAAGGTAGGCAATAAATGGCTTTGCTATACCAATTTTTCAATAGTCGCTTGTGGCACTACGCCAGAAGCGGCATATAACAGGTGGGTGTATTTGAATGACAGTCAAAGAATGGTTTATTGATTTATGGGAAGGTATCAGAATTGTTTTATGGTTCTTTTTTACACTAACTTTTATAGGATTTATGGTTAGATTAGCGTATGAAATAGCCAAGTTTGGCTGGAACCTATTTTGATTCCAGCCGTTTGATGGGAGCAATTACTCTTTTGCTCCCATTTTTCCACCAGGTATATTTTTGTTTTTTCTAGCTTCTAATTCAGCGTAAATTGACGGACGTGTTGGTTGCTCAGATTGCGTAGATCTTCTTTTATCTAATTCATCATAAATTGATGGACGTGCTTCATTTTCATACGTTGGAGGCGAATACTGCGACGCGCCTACACCACCGATACTCACAAGCTCAGATCTATTTAACGCTTTTGCACCTAGTTTAGCTTGAGCATTATATTTTTCTAACGCTTGAACAGCCGCAGCAACTTCATGCGGATCTTTTGACATTAAAAGTTGTGACACTTTATGCGCTACCTTGTCAGACATTTGTGCGCTTTCTATAGCACCCAAACCTAAATTCATAAGTGATTCACCAAATCCACTTCTAGCTGCGTCTGCAATAGCACCGCCAACGTCCGGTCCTTGTTCAAAACGCTCACGCGCTTGTATTCTTCGACCAGTTTGCGCACCGCCCATAATTTTGTTAGCTTGATCATACAATTGAGCTTCGCGAAGCATTGCTGATTTAAACAAGTCAAAATGCGCAGGACTATCAAACAATACACTTAAACTTTTTTGTGTTTCTGGTGATTGAATAACTTTGGCAGCAGCATTCATGTTATTGCTTGGATCCATAATAATGCTGTGAATATTGCGTACAACACCTGTTTTGAATGCTTCTTTCTCAGCATTACTCATATTTTCAACCATGCCTTGTACTTCTTCATGGTCTAAATGCGGAAAGTCTTTGTAGCCTTTTTCCATCGCATTAATAACTTCTTTGTCGCCTGCATATTCACGACGTGCGGTTTTGTAATCGGGAACGGCTGAATCCAATTTATTTAAAAGCACTTCACGCATGTCTTTTAAATTATAAGCATCCGTGCTTTTACCGGCTTTAAATAACGTGTTTATTTGCGCATCAATGCCTTTTTTAATGTAATCAAGCGTTCTCACATCTGGCAACGTGGTTACGACTGTTTCCCCAGTTGCCGGATCAGTAGAATAAATATTTCTCAATTCATATTGAGATGGATCTTCACCGTTAGCACGCGCAACAATTTGTTTATCTTTTGCTATTTGCTGACCTTTTCTAAAAAAAGATTGAAATCTTGGTGATGATAATAATTCATTAATAACTGGATCATCAACTTCACCGTAAGCATAAGCCGTATCGTACAATGGTTTTGCTTTTGCGCTAAGATCTTCTGCTAACTTTTGCGCGTCTTCATAATAATTTCCGTCTGAAATTTCATTACGCGCACGCTGATACACACGCTCACGCGCACCGGCTTTTTGTTCGTTTACACTTGATCTACTAAACGTCCGCTTGGACCGCTACGTTGTGCTACGGTATCAGCTAAATGAACTAATGATGGTGAGGCATTGGCAATAGTTGCAGGAATATCTCTTGCGTAATCGTACAATGTGGTTCTTTTTACATCTCTTGGAGTCAATTCATCTTCTTTTATTGCTTCAGAAACTCGTTGCAATGCTCTATTTTCAATAGTAGATTCAGTAGGTATGAGGCGTTCTCTAAGCCAGTTAATACCTGCGCCACCGGCTCTAGTTAATGCAGGAATAGCTGCGCCAATAGTTGCACCAGAAGCCGCGCCATATTCCGCACCTAATGTGCGCTCACCTTCTTTTGCATTACCTGCACCGGCTATCGCACCTTGCAAAGCACCTAACCCCATGCCACGTTTATATGCGCCTTGTGCGGCTGTTCCTAAAATGCTTGGCAAAGATACTTCTGGTGTAATTACAGCAGGAAGCGCACCACCAGCAAATTCAAGTGATGTAGATAACTTAGGGTTTTCTGCGGCATATTTGCCGTATTCACTTTGAATCCGTTTAAGTGCTGATTCATAATCTTTATTTTGAAGGTAAGATTCAAGACCTGCCTCTGCCTCGTCACCCCAACCCATCATTAAACCCTGCCCAACAGCCGCACGAGCAGGTCCTAGTTTTTCATAATCAGATGCATTAGCCATTATTGTGCCTCCTCTTTACTGGGTAAATCGCGTGATGTTCCTTCATTAAGTTGTTTTAATCGTTTTTCTTCTAAAGCTATTCTTTTTTGGAGCTGTTCCATGTAATTCAACATAATGTCTTTACGAACTTCTTTACTTTTTGCTAATGCACCAGACAACTGTGCTTGTGCCGCTCTTTCACCTTCAGTTGGGTTGCTACCAAAAACATCTTTCATTCTTGATAAACTTTCAGTTGAAAGTAAATTTATTAATTTTCCAGTATTAACCACGGTTGGATCTTCTGGTGAGAAAACTTCACCGTATTTTTGTTGAGCTATGTCAAACACGTTACCGGTGTAAGCAACACCATTTAAATCATACGCTTGCTCAATCATTTTTTGAGCATTTTTTAAATTGTTTAAAGTGTCTTCTTTTTCCCATAGCACTTTTCTATCATTAGCAGTTAATTTTTTACCTTCTTCTTGTTTATCTCGATATTTTAAATTTTCAAGATCATATCGTTCTTGCGCAATATTTGCTTGCGTACCAGAAGTAGCAGCATTTTGAGAAGCAATTGCAGGTCCCATAATCATTTGATTGACTTTGGCTTGCAATAGTTGCATACCGTTAGTAGTTACAAACTTTTGATAGTCTGGCGTTCCTACTTTTAAACCCATATCAAGTGCAAGTTTACCGGCTTCTGATTGCGCTTTTGGAATCTCTGCTTTTATCATTTCAGAAATTAATGCACGTTTATCCTTCATGCTTTCACCAGCAAGACCACGAAGCACGTTCAAATCCTCTTTAGCATTAGCCGCTTTTAACTGCTGTGCTTTCATTTGAAGTTCCAGGTCTGCATTTCTGCGACCCGTTTGATCTTTTGAGTAATCCGCCATTTCTTTGTTGATATTACTCAGTGACTCGGTAAATGAGCCAGTTTTTGTAGGCGCACCAGCCGCTGCCGCTAATCTAAAATACAACTCTGCTTGGCTTAAATTGTCGTTTTCTGGCTTTTTGCTTTTTTGAATCATGCTCATAAACGCTTCTGTTTCAGCGTTCGATTTTCTGCGAGCTTCTTCAAGTTCTTGCGCATAATCGTTTGATGGCGTGGCGTAGGCTTTTAGCATCTCTTGCATTTGCGCCATGCTGTCGCTTGGTTGAATTTGTGGTGCAACAACAGGTGCAGGTGCTTCTATCGGCTGTGGAATACCTTGCTCTGGATTAGGCATTGCACTGTCGGCAATATTGATCCCACCACCATCAGCATACTTTCTAGCAAGATGATGAACGGATCCGCCTTTGGCATAAGTCATTGGTTGTGTATTCCATGTACCAATATTATTAATAAACCAAGGATTATCAACGGATACGCCATTCATATTGGCTCCCTGTTGTGCCGCTAAAGCATTTTGTTGAGATCTAGCTTGATTTTGTACATTGTAAAACGGACCAATAGGTGACGTGTATGCTACAGGTTGACTAGATACGCCAGTTATACTTTGTCCTTGCTGTGCCGCTAATGTTGCTTCTTGCGCTTTTGCTGCATTTTGCTCATTATAAACAGGACCAATAGGTGGTGCATAAACTGAAGGATTACTTGTAATAGGATTAATGCCGTTTTTAATTGCCAAATCCGTTAATGACGGTGTTACTGATACGTCAGTTTTTGGAAATATATCTACGATACCTTTTGGATTTCCATTTTCATCTAATCCAGTTTTCATCATGGCAGTATCTAAATCTGGGTATCCAGCTTTAAACCACCAAGTGTTAGCATTTGGGTTTACAACTGTAACATCTACGCCAGATATGGTGTCATTCCCTTTTGAGCCAATTAACGTGTCTACCCCATCACTACCTAATAACGTGTCATTTTTATTTATTTTAACGCCATAAATATTATATCCATCCGCCATAGCACTAGCTAAATCTGGATATTTTAATTTTGACCACCAGGTTTCTTCAATAACATCATTCCCATCACCACCAACTAATGAGTCGTTTACATCACCACCAGGTAATGTATCAACAATAACATCATTATTATCACCAGAAACTAGCGTATCAACTTTATTGCCACCAGGTAATGAGTCGTTTAAAGTGTCATCTAACCAACTAGAAGAAACCGTTGTTTTCGTATTATCATACGGTGAATAAGCCGCATTATTTTTGTAATCTGGTTCACCAATCGGACTGTCCCAGAACGTACCAACTTTGTTGTAAGTGTCAATGCTACCGTAAGGACTATATAAATTTTTATATGGATTTTCAGTTACGCCTCGCGTAAATTGTTCACGCAAATACATAGGCGTTTGCATAATGCGATCTTGATATGCATCTTTGTATGCTTTGTAAGCACCGCCTTTTCCAGTATCAAACGCAGTTTTATTTGTGTCATAAGTATTTAATGCTGATTGATACTTTTGATTAGCTAATTGATATTGATTATTTTGATAATCATAAGTATTTTTATCAGTAAATTTAGGATCTGGCTTAACATACGCATTGTAAGAATCCATTGCTTGTTTATTAGCCGCCTTATTTGCATTAAAAGATGCCAAATCTTTTTGATACGCTGTCCAATTATCTTGAATAGTTTTTAAATCTGCCCCTACTTGTTCTTTCTTATCTAATGCGGTTGGTGCAGCTTTTATATTTCCAGCTTGTGATTTTGTTAAACCATATGATATGTAATCTGGTGCAGTATCTGTAAAATCAGCAGGCTTTACCGGTGCTAAAGGTGCAGTAGGCGCAGTAGGTGCAGTTTCTTTAAATTGTGGAGGTAACGCCATCGATGCTGACGTTACGCCATATTGACGCATTAATTTTGATAATTCGCTTGCCATGTCTGTTCCTTATTGTGTAGCTAATTTGTATGCACCCGCACCAGTACCGGCAACAGTCGCTAATTGCATCAATGGTGACGCATTGTATGTTCCACCCACCGTCGTTTGACTTCCAGTTTGAGTTGTTGGCGTAATTGGAGCCAAGCCACGAACCTGCGTACTGAGCCAATCCATTTGTTGTTTTGGATAATTAAGTGCTGTGTCGTATTGTGTTTTAGCGGCATTAAGCTGTGATTGCATTTGACCTTGTTGTGCTTGACCAGCCGCCTCAAGTGCCGCAGTGTCAGCAGTTTGCATTTGCTGTTGTTTGCCGAGTAATGTTGCATAATCGTTAAGCGCACCTTGTTGGCGACTCAAATCTTGCGCCTGTGCCGTTTGATAGTTTTGCGCAGCACCCAATCCAAATTGCTGTTGCTGTTGACCAGCCGCCGCCTGTTGATTTGCAATTGATGCTAAATTTTGTTGCTCTGCTGCGGTTAGCTGACCTTGCGCTTGCCCAAGGTTGATGTAATTTTGTTGCTCTGCACTCGCTAATTGACCTTGTGTCTGACCAATATTTTGATACGATTGCGCTTGTTGCGCTGCTAATTGACCTTGGTTTTGACCAATATTTCCGTAAGATTGTGCTTGCGATGCCGCTAATTGTCCTGCGGTTTGTGCAAGTTGACCTTGGCGCGTTAAATCTGCTTGGTTTGCGCCCAATGCTTGCGTATAGCCTTGGTTTGCTAATTGCGCCTGTTGTTGTTGCAATGTTTGATTAGCGTCGCGAACAGCGCGACTGCCAAACTCACCCATACGCGAACTGCCAAATTGACCGGCTTTTGTAAACGAGTCAGACACTTGTGGCAGAATGTTTTCTCTCAAATTACGACCAGATTGTTGCGCCATAACATCCATAACATTTTGCTGGTATGGATTCAGATAATTAGCAACATCACTATACGATTTGGCTTTAGCTTCTGTTAAATATGGATCTGCATTTGATGTAATATTTCCTGAGCTTTTCGTTGCATTTTTAAAACTATCGCTAGAAGTATCAATAATGTTACCCGCAGCAGTTTCTGCATTTGTTAATGAAGTCGCAGCGTTTGCAGTAGGCGAATACATTTCCGCAGAACTAAATGCATTAGCAGCGTTAGTTAGCGGACTAAGAGCAGCCGCATAATCCCAATTGTTTTCTGCATTATTTAAATTGGTTTGAACACGACTTGGATCTAAATATTCAGATTGATTTGATAATAAATCGTCCGCAGTCCCCTTTGTAGACAAATCAAGCATTGAACTTTGAGTGTCTGCTAACGGCTGTTTATAGAATCCTTGATTATCTTGCACCTTTTGATATGCCTGTTGTTGCAAAGGCGAAAGCTCGGCAACGGTTGGCAATTCATAGGCTTGATATGGCGTGTTAGCAATGTTTTGCGCCCACTGCACTTGATTGTAAATAGCATCCTGCATCCATTGGGGAGTCAGATTGGTACTTAATGTGCTACCCGACTTTGCGGTTTGAGGTGTTCCCTCGAAAATACTACCCATTACATTGCTCCTCTTAAATAGGCTAGTGGGGATTTAGCGTTTGGACTTATTTTACCTTTTGCTAACGATTTACCTTTCTGTGCGCGAATTTCACTACGCATCTTATCAAGACGTTGCGCTCCGGCTTTGTTAGATCCATCGCCAAGCAACGCAACAGTTTCTGCATCAATGACATACTCACCATCAGATAATTTTGCGTCAATTGTATCATCTCGACCAGATCCTGCGCCACGCGCAAATCTCGCTAACGGACCGCCCATTGCTTTTAACGCTACGTTGTATTGACCCGACGCAATCGTTGGCCATGATTGCGCCATGAACTCTGGCAGACTCATGTTTCTAGCGGTTGCATTTTGTTGCATTTTATCCCAATCCCACGCAATGTTTGGACGATTGAAATACTCTTGCTGTTGCTTAGATAATTGCGCTACTGATTCTTGAACCGGAGCTGGCGCATCTGAGAACATAGATTTTCCAAGCGTTCCAAGTGCCAGCGCACCACCACCAATAAGTGCGGCTTTACCCCAATCGAAGCCTTCTTTTTTGGCTTGATCAGTTGCTACTTGATCTGAAGCTGTTCCTTGACCATACACGCCATTTGCGTTGTTGGTGTAATTTGTAGGACCAGTAGACCCGCCAAGAACATTAACACCGTTTCCTTGATTACCGCTAATTTGAGCATAACTTTCTGGAATAAGAGTGTTAGATCCTAAAACATTTGACGGACTTAGACTATTCAATCCATATTGTGTAAATGGTTCAGTTAATGCAGTGTTTGTTTGATTTCCTGCAAACGTAGGCGTTCCAATCTGTCCTGGTGCTTGTGGAACTTGATTATCAGTAAAGCTACCATAACCACCACTAGGCGCAGAAGAAGCATAAGTGTTTTGCGCTAAACCCAGTAAACCAGAGTTAGATTGATTTGGCACCCAAGTTTCTGCTCCGGTTGCAGGATCAGTTACATATTGACCGCCACCTAATGATGGTGCGCTGTTAGTTAATCCTAAACTTGCTGTATCATGCCATCGAATACCGTTTGGTCCTTGCAAGCTGTTAACAACCATGTCTGATGGTTTTACACCAATATCAGACGCATTAACTTGTCTACCTGCATCAAGACTGAAGTTTTTATTGGCATCGTTAATTTCGTTAAGTTTATTTTGAGATTCAGCAGAGTTTTGCGATGCTAATTCATCTGGTGTTTTAAACTGCAACCCAGCCGCTAAACCAGCCAAACCACCAGAAATTGCTGCTTGTTTTGGTTTATAGCCAGCAGTCAACGCATTACCAAATGCTTGACCGGCACGATTAAACCCAAGACCAAGTGCAGAATCAGTTCCAATGCCCCCAGCAGCGTTAGCAATAGCACCACCAGCCGCACCTGTCGCACCACCCACTAATGCGCCTTTTAATGGATTTCCTCCTTCAATGCCAGATTTAGCTGCGCCAACACCCGCACCAATCAATCCGCTTCCAAGCATAGCTTGACCGGTTTTACCAAGACCAAGTCCTAATGCGCTATTTACTCCGCCACCCACTTGACCGCCAAAACCACCACCTAATGCACCAGCCGCACCACCCATTAATGCGCCTTTCCAGCCACCGGTAATACCGCCAGAAGCCGCGCCAATTGCTGCGCCACCTAATGCAGCCGCGCCAGCACCAGTTAATAATCCACCAGAAAGAAATCCACCGATAGCTGTGCCAATACCTGGCGCAAAGATGGATAAAGCAATTGGCAATACTGACGCAAATATCTTTAAAATGCTTTTATATTCATGCAAACCGGTTGTTGGATTGATTGTTCCTGCACCACCCATACGCTTTAACATTTCAGCTTCACGGTGATTAATATGTACAAGCATATCGTCACCACCACGACCAGCGGCTTGCAATCGTCTTGCGGCAGTAACTAAACCACCTCTAGCATATCCTTTTATTTTTATTCGATCTTGCAAACCATATAGTGCAACTAACAACGATACAATAAATACAATGTCATATTGTGGTGGAATCATGTTTTCTTGAACAATACCATCCTTAATAGCGGATGCACGCACTTCGCCATATTTGTCTGGGTTTTGCAAAACGAATTCAAGCAATGCAATTGCATCATCAAGATCTTCTGGCACAATTGGCATGCGCTCAACTTGCTTTTCCATTTGGTCTATGCCTTGCTGGAAACGCGGATCTTGCTCTGCCATCTGCATAATTACATTTCTAATTTCGCTCATTTTGTTAACCCTCTATACCATTTATGGCTGTAGTAATCTTCTTTTAAAAATCCGTAAATATGTAAATCATCGTCATCTTCAAATGATTTACGCATGATGCCTTCGAGTTGAAAGCCAAAGTGTTCGTTTAATCTTTTGGCTTGCGTGTTCTTTCCGCGCAGAAGTCCTGTAACGCGAGCAACATGCAGTTTATTAAAAATAAATCCAAATATCTCGTTAAACATCACAATTGTTTCTCTTGGTCTAACTTTTTTATTATCAATTGCAATGGTCAAATCAATGTTGCGTGACGTAAAATTAGTCATAATAACCACGCAAACAAACTCGCCTTGATTATTTACTGCTGAGAATGCACGAAAAAACTCTGGTGGATTATCAAGACCAAGACGCTCACGCGCCCACTCTTCTGCTTCATCTTCAAGTTCAAAACCAATATATTTCATATCATTCTGCCGTCTGACAAAAACGCTCTGCCCACTCACGCCAGTCATCAAACTGATAGGGAATTGGAAAATTTTCTCTAAGCGTTAAATTGTTCACAAACTGCATACCCCAGTTTTGCCAGTTGTTTTCGTCTTCAAGACGACCAAATGCACCATAAGGATCAAAATCCAATGTGATTTGATCTGCCCAGTCACGAAGCGTAAGATGTGTTGGAAGTGTAACTTTAACGCTCATGAGATCACCGTATTGTCGCCCATTGAAACATGTCCAATGATTTGACCCATTTGGTAATCACCGTAAACTTCATTTGATTCAAACCGCACACGAAGCTCTCGACGTTGCTCTTTAAGCATAACAATCTGCTCCCAAGGTTCTTGCGCAGTTTCTGGAAATGTGAACGTAGTGCCGTACACTTCTGGCGCACGAGCATTAGATCTTCCTGTAACTTGAACGGTCATTGCGCCACTTTGTACAAAGTCGGGTTCAATGCGTGTAATACGCATAAATTCGTTATTACCTTGCGCTACAGCAGACAAGTCAGCCGTTTCAAAATAAGATCTGATTGGATTAATATTGTGACCATCAATTTCGTCAACACCTTGTTCTTGAACCCAAACGCGAAAGTCATTACCTTCACCAACCGCACCAGCTAAAATAGGCGCAGCAAATGAGTTGTTAAATGATCCAGCAGCGCGTCCGTTTGCAGGAAGCTCAGTGTCATACCATGTATTTTCGCGCACGTTGTAGATGACAGCGTGTGTGCATTCTGTTGCATCTTCTCGTGGGTAACACCACCAAATTTCACCGTAGCGAGGTACTTTATATGCAAATACTTTTGAGCGATTTCTAGGTTGCAATCCATCAAAGAAATAATTTAAATTTAATGTATTTGGTACTTCACGCACAACACCGTTGAACATCAAGAAGCGATCAACACCCGCCCAAAAGAACACGCCATCGTAATCAACAATGCAATTTTCTGAAATAATAGATGTGTCTGTGGCGACCACGTCAAATTGAAATACTGTTGCGCCACCGGTAAACGTAGCACGAATAACAGCGTCGTATGCCCAAAACAAACCAGCAGGAGCTGTGCCACTACCAGCTCTTAGTGGCAAGCCTTTGATAATCTTTTGACCCCATACACGCGCAAGACCTGCACCGGCTCCAAAATCCGTTAAATTAGTAGGACTACCGGCAACGCTCCAGCCGATAATGCCATCAGTGCCGTAATAGAACAAATAAGGATGAAGCGACACAATACCGCCTGTGGCGTTTGCATCGGGTGGCAATCCTACATACTGTAATTGACCAGTGCCAAGCACCTCACCAAAGAAAATGTAACCGCCAGCGTCATTAGAAATAGAATTTAAATTTTGTGAAACGTGCGCAAGTAAATAATTTTGATTGGTTGATGAATCATATTGATAGTCAAACATCCACATATTGAGCGGACTTGGCAATTGTGACGCAAGAAACCCACCATTCATATCACCAGAAACTGCAACAAGTGTTGTGGTGACAGTTTCAATTGGCAAATTATTAACTGTCGGGCCTGCCGCTGTCGCGGTGATGTTAATAATGCCGCCATCAGACGCGGTAGCAGTATATCCAGCAGCGTGAGCCGTTATATTAGCCGCTACCGCTGTTGCCGTTGCTGTCAGACTAGTTGCATACGACACAGGTGCAGACATGATGTTAACGCCATTTATAGTGATGCTATCAACTGAACCAGATGATCCACTTGTTAATGTGACTCTGCCGGTTGCATTTGAATTTCCTGGTGTTCTGTTTGTAACAATAGAGCTATTGCCGGTTGAATCGAGCGTAAATCTCTCTAAATAATTTGCGCTTCCGCTGTGGCAGTAGATGTAATTCATCTGCGTAAAGTTACTAAAACCACGACTGATTTCTGTCAGATATTTTTGCGTTGATTTGTATCCACCAATCTTGCGTGGAAGTCCACGTTGCCAGCGAACCCACTGACCGTCTGTGTAATTATTGCCATCAAACTTGGTGCCGTCACGTTTAATGCCAGGATCTGACTTTAATACAATCGTTTTTTCTGGCATTAGTATGTCCCACCATTAATAGATCCAAGTGGCGCGGTTCCTAAAACTGACCAAATTGCGGCTGCGCTTGCTGCTGTAAACACGCCAATACCAACAGAACTACCGCCAAGGTTAATTAACGCAGATCCTGCTGTTGTTGCGCCTGTACCGCCTTGTGACACTGCCAATGGGTATGAAGCACTGTAAGTGTCAGCTCGAAGCACGTCCGTGCCGTCACTGTACAAAATAGATCGTGCGTTTTGAGCAATGGTAACGCCAGCACCGGATGGTGTTTTGACCGTAAATGTGTACGATCCTGTCGTTTGATTGTCTACCCAATATTGCTGAACCGTTGCTGGCACAATAATGACGCGATTGCCGGTAAGCACACCCGTAAACCGATATGAAATTCGGTTTAATTCCGTTCCGGTAAGCGAATAATTTCCTGTTCCTGGAACAGCAATAACCGTGTAATCAAATGCAAATGATGCAGATTGTCCAAAACCAATGGTGTAACAGTTCACACCGTCACTAGCAATAATAGCTGATTCACCAGGTTGAAAACTTAAAAATGCGGATCCATCAATAAGCGTCACACCAAGTGCATCCGCAACAATGGCACCAGAACCCGAATTTCTAAGGTAAATAAACCAGTTATTACCAACAGCCGCTGGATCTGGTAGTGATAATGTTCCTGCTGCGCCAGTCCAATTGAACATTTTTGCGCGATCATTTACAGATGCAGTGTAATTTGAGTTAAATTCTGTGACAGGAACAGACTGTGAAAGCAACGATCCAACAGCAACAATTCCTGTTCCGGCTAACGCAGATGCATTTGCAACGGATACGCTTGCGCCATACTGCAATGACACCCAAGTGCCTGCGGTTGTCGTATTATTGGTTAAATAAACTTGCCAAAGCGTTCCACCAGTAACAACAACAATCTGTGTTCCATCAGCATTTTTTACGGTAATTGATTGCGCACCAACATTATTAAACAATATCGTTTCACCTGTACCTGCCTTTGCAGCGTCCGGTAAAAATATACTTAACCCAGCAGTTGCTGATGAAATGTTGATAATTCGTGTGGCTAAATTATTACTAGCAGACGTTTCAGTTGGCCAACTTAATGTGACATCAGCCGTTAAAGTTAACGCGCTGTAACTGATTTCGCTCGGATAAATATTTGCGCCACCGAATACGTCGGTATATGTTGTCATTATGCTTCACTCCGGTTCGCTGTGCGATCCATGATACGTTTAAGATCTTCACCATTTAATGCTTGCGCTGCACGATCATAAATACCTTGCCAAACCTGCACACGCTCATCATTTTTAAGGAACGGTGTTGCTTCAAGTAAAGTAGCGTATAAAAGAACGTCTGGAGCATACTCTGTGAGCCAGTTTGTTTGAAAGTCATCGCCAAGGAAACGCACTTGCTCATAAAAAAGAATTTCTAATGTTTGTGTGGTTTCGGGTGTTGGTGCAATTATCCAGTGTTGATAATCGTAGTCGGCATAATACGCTGGCGTTCCAGTTTGAGCAGGATCCGGCCAGTAATTTCTGATGTATTCATAAGAACGCGCACAAATAGGTGTGCCGTCAACAGTCATGCTAACAGTGTCACGCCATCGATCTGGTTTCATGTAAACATTAACACCAGCCGCAAGTGGTGTTGTGACTGCGCGAATAAAACCTTCAATTTTAAGTTCACGCGCAATACGACGCTCACCCATCGTGATGAGTCGAGGAAGTTGATCGTAGACGATTTGGTCACTTTCTTGCGTAAAGCCACGCTCTAAGTAACGTCTAACGTCTACGAGCAAAGAGTCGTAGGTCATGCTGTAGCTCATAAATACTCCGTGTGTTTTGTCGTATTAGCCGCTGATTCAGCATGCACCTGTGTTATTGAATTATACTTTTAACCGTTCCAACGTGCAATTTTACCATCACGAACATCAATATGCGTAAAAGAATTGTAGCGTCCAAGACCTCGGCACTCTAAGTTAAAATGCTTCATTAGGTATTCTTGCACTTCGCGTGGTTCAACACCTTTTACTTTAATGTCTGCTGCGTTACCGAGAACGTGCTGGCTTTCTTTTGCACCACCCACTTTAGTGTTGTGTGCTTTGCATCGTCTACCGCTCATGATGGTAATTGGCTTACCAAATGATTTTCGAATACGGTCTAGCAAGTCAACGAGCTTTGGGTTTACGTCTTTCTCTCCGCACCCGCAGTGACACTCAAATTCTTCTGGCTTAAAGTATTCGCTCATACTAGCTACCTTCTGACACAAATAACCCAATCATACCAAACACCACACCAGCCGCAGTTAACCCATCGTGAATAGGGCCAGCATCAATATTCATACCTGCCATCGTTGCTAAGGCTGCCACACTCGCGTGTGTAGACGGCTCTTTTAGACG